TTGCTACTAGACGCCGAAGTGTATAGCCACTAGTCCGGCTACATACAACGCGTCAGGCTGAGATCTGTAACCAGGATCCCAGCCATCAAGGAAGCCGTTAGGCAGCCTTGATCGGCGAACTTTTACCCTAGGCTTTTTATTGCTTCGAGGTAAATAGAACAGTTCGTCGCCAACAGGTGAGATGTAACCACCGACAGCAAGAGGCATCGAGAAGTGTGTCGCTTCTTTAGGAAGCGGAACCATCTCTTTGCTTATGCTTAGGTAGGTATATCTCCTCTGACACCCGGCAGTCAGAATCCCTTGATCAGGATTCAACCACTCAGGTACGAGGTGGGGCTTTCCATCTATAAACGACCGTAGTAGTCCTAGCGAACGGTGCAGGTGCAATTTCTCGCGCCTACCCCAAGCCAAGACCTGGTTGATTACCACATAGATGTCGGGTTCGCAGTCCAAGGACTTCACATAGAAAGGAGTTATATCAACCCCGTTTAGGAAGTCCCCGCCGCAAGACTCACGAAAGCTACCTTCACTGTAGGATTTCTCGTTGTTAACGATTAATCCCGCCTTTGTCAAGACTTCTACAAAACCACTGTACTCGTTCGTGGGGATAATGATGTCGTCCCCAAAAACACACGTGTTTGACCAATCCAGGTAAAGGGTTGGCCCACCACGTATACAGCGGAAACCGTAGATTAGAGCCACGATGATCAGTGTCATGAGTGGAAAAGTAAATCCATTCCCCATAGTGCTGATCATATGAAGCTCTACTTGGCTACCTGAGTCCCCGGCTTTTCCATCACCGGGGATTGTAATTGTGGGTGACCTAAGCTTCATTAATAGGTCAAACCACACACCAGGTAACAGGGCACGTACAAGATCGATACTTATCATATCGCTCGCGGATTTGAGATCAAGGGTTGCAACATCCCCAGAAATCGAACCGCGCTTGGCCATAGCAATGTTCTTTTGCTGTTGGTTGCGAATGTCAAGTCCGATATGCCGAAGAGCCCCTTCCAGATACATACCTGCAGCAAGCTGCAGACACATGTTACCAGAGGGTTCAATGGCAATTGTACGTTCAGTGTCCTCGTTTTTTGGTACGGTCGTCAGTTTTGAACCTTCAACCTGCGTTGTGCCCGAAACTCCTTGTTGTCCATCTCTGGACGCGAAGTAAGGGCTGTAACTACGCAGTTTATGAACCAAAGGTTCGCACAGAGCGGTACAAGTCATTGCTTGCCAGATCTTATCAGCAGCATGTGATCCTTTGACGCCATTACTGGCGCCGGGACCAAACCGCCAATTCGACCACAAGTATGACATCTCGAGTGGCTGCTGTATCGCCAACTCATCAAAGGAAGAAGTGAAACGCTCTAAAATGTTAGTAACAAAATAACGAGCGTTATCAACTATCCTTCGATCGAGAGCTTGAGACGGTGGTGAAACCTTTTGGATTTCACCAACACGTTCGTTAATCGCCAAGAAATCGGCGATTGCAAGCCCGCGAAGATCTTCTCTACGGAAGCGTGCTCTTTTACGAGCACGTTGTACCTGCCGGTGGACCGCCGCGTTTTGCGGTCCACTAGCAAGAAGCTCTTCTGACAGTGTGTTGAAGAACGCCGCAAGGCGCAATTCCCCACACGGAACGTTACTTTTACTCACAGGATATCTCCCGATGATTATAACGGTTTAACCAAGAATAACAGAATGGGTGTAAAACCCAGAAGACCAATTACTTAGTCTTCTTCACCGACGTTACCGTTACCTCTGGGATCGTTTCCGACCCCAAAGCGGCAGCTTCGGCTTTTTCTGTCTTGTAGGCGTTCCAGCGGACCTGGGAAACAGCAGTTTGAATCGGGTCCGTCAAAATCGCGGGAGCATGCGCAATAAGAATCAGTGCGCAAGCAACCGCAATCCCGGCAGTACCAACTCGAGCCCAGGTCAAAGGACACCTGTCAACACCGTGACCGAAATACCACTCGCTTGCTCCCAGCCAATGCCAAAATGGCAGCTGATCATCGCGCGAATTTCTTCCGGTTCATAAGTATCGACTCCGGCAGGAACTTCGATTATCGTGGTGATTTTGGGCACCATAATGCTCTGGTTCACAGCAGGAGCAGCTCCCTTACGCGTGATAAATTTATACACGTTGAGGGGAACATTCTTGATTACGCCCGTCACAGGATTTGCCTGCGGTAACGTTCTCAAGACTGGAGGCCTGAAAAACGACGTTGTAAACGGCTTAGAAACGCTGTTCACATCGACGCTCGTCTGCGTTCCACCGAGTGCACTAACTGCATATTGCTTGCCGTTAATGTTCGGAGCTACGTCAGTGAGAAGCGTATAGGTCGGGGAAGTTAATCCCGTGACCGTTGCGCCTGTTGCGGGTGATGCGGGTGCGAAAGACAAAGTATGTCCTTTCAAACGCTAAGCTCACAACCCTTATCAATGAGAGGTCAACCTCAAAGATTCGGACCGTAATGCCCAGCTATGACGGAGGCCAAGTTTAAAAGCTTGGACACCCCGGATTTTGCGATTTCATCCGCACTTTTGATGCGGAGAGCACGCGAGGGGAGTAAGGAAAGTTTTTCGCGATTAAACGACACATATCTGTTCTTGGATTGTCCACCATTTCCCGACACCTTCATAGAAGCTGCCGATTGTGGTATAAACTCTCCAGTACTAAGTGTGTCGCAGTGGTACTTCGTGGATTGGGAAACATAAATCGTCGTCCCAGGAAGAGTATAGAACATATCTTCCAACCACGGGCCTACAGTAGAGAAGTAATCCACCACCCAAGAGAAAGGAGTGAGCTCCCAAAGAGTACCTGGAAGAGCACCAACCTTCAAACCTAAGTGATCGGACACACTGTAGGAAGCACTCGACCTCGTAGTGAGGTTGAGGCCTGCCACTATACGGACAGATAGATCGTGGTGTGCGGCATGTATATTATACATATCGACACCATAAGCTACTACTCCAAGCAATTGCTTGCTATAACTGGAGTATTCCGTATTCGCTGAACCACTAACTCGAGTCGTCTGATCCTGCCTTGTTTGATATTTCAAGATAGAATCACAAGCGGTCTGTATGTCCTTCAACAACGGGTTAACCCCGAAGGCGAAGCCCAGCCAGATTTGTGACGCGAGTTTTGTGACACTCTTTCCTTTGGACTTCTTGGCGGCTAACATCGCTTTAAGCGTATCCATGCCAACCCCGTTAATCTGCCTAACTAGGCGGTGAATTTCACGGGACTCAGCAAGGGGCGCTGCCAGCTCTGCGTTGCCGACATAGCCAGAGAGTCGATTCTTCAATCTCGCTAAAGCAATATCCTTCAAACTTTGAAGGGTTGCAGGCGGGGGAGAAGCATCGAGTGATGCACCGTAAACCTGTCCATAACCATCCGACCATCTTCTAGCCGGAAAGAGAGCACTTATCGTGCTCTCGGAGTGAACAGAATACGCGGCGCTCTTTAGTAGACGTATCTCGCGCGTATAAGCGCCAGTTTGGTCTACTCCCTTGGCTATTGCCACTTTATGACCAGGTTGGTTCAGGTAAGTCGCACTGTCGACACCAATCGTTTGACTCCCAAAGACGTTGATCCAGTTATTATCAATAGAAGTACCATTGAAGTAATTGGCCCAATATCTATAGTTGCCGTAGATGATGTTGTTTTTAGCAGCACGTTTCGCCGGACGCAAGTGATCTTTCGATCCCTTGTCACGCGTAAGGACAGGGTAGAATTTCGGCTTTACAGCCATACTCTAATCCTTTCGCGGCTGGTCAGAAGTGAAGTACGGAGAAATCCGCACTTAAAAGGGACCCCACAACTAAGTTAGTACGCAGACCCAACCCATTCTCCTTGCGGAGATGATGGGAAGGGTGACGTACACACTTAGATCTTCCTCATCATGACGTTTGCCGCTGCTTATTCAAAAGGATGACTAATCCTTAGAATGAGAGTTGAGCAACATCAAGCCTGGAATTCAATCAGGTATGACACTAGTTAGGTGTCGGATGAGAAAGAGGAG